ATTCGATTAGTAGCGAGTGGAGAAACACAATGGAAATCATATAAACTAAGTTTTCCTAAGAAAAACCTAAGTAAAAAAACGTGCGAGGTAGAAGGAAATAAATTGGCCAAAAGATACGCATTTCAAATACAGCAAGCCAAAGAAAACGCCCAAAAGGTAATAGAACAAGCAAACAAAGAAAAAGAGGCTCAAATAGTCTTAAAACAAATACTTACACAGGCAGAGGTTGACGCTAAACTCTGCAAAATAATAAACGGAGAACTAATTGAAGTACAACAATTAAACCAACAAGGGAAAGTATTTAAAGCGCTAATAACCCCAACCATATCCGAACAAAGAGCTGCTATAGAAACCTATAACAAGAGATTTGGAAGCAATGCAGCAGAAAAAATAGATCAAAAAATTATAGTTAAATACCAAGATGATGAAAAATAATGGAAATACTATGGCCTCCGTGGCGAAAAATAATAAATGAAAAATTCATACCGCTAACAAAAAATACAGATAGATATTTAATACTATACGGTGGAAGAGGCAGCAGCAAATCAGATTTTGTTTCCAAATTACTTATTTCAAGGTGCTTATCACACACATACTTTAAGTGTATTTTATATAGAAAAAACTACAATAGCATTACCGATAGCTCCTACGAAACCATTAAGCAGACTATTTATGACCTAGGATTAGAAAATCTATTTATACTAAAAAAGAATCCTTTAGAAATCATTTGCGTTTTAAATGGCAATAAATTTATTGCTAGAGGGGGCGATGATCCACAGAAACTTAAATCTATTAAAGACCCTACTTGCGTTTGGTATGAAGAAGACATACCGGAAGAGTCTGATTTCGCCACCATAACCCTAACCGTAAGATCGGGCAAAGCAGAGCTATTACAAGAAATATTTACCATAAACCCACAAGTAGAAGGCAATCCAGAAGACAATTGGTTTTGGCAAAGGTTCTTTAAAGACAATAACGAATTAAGTTTTAGGAACGAAACCATAGTAGAAGTAGAAAACAAACAAATAAGCTACTACTATACCGTACACCACAGCATATACCAAGATAACAGATGGCTATCTGACCAAGTAAAAGCACAGATAGAAGACTACAAAACAAAAAACACATACCTATACAGCATATATGCAAAAGGATTATGGACAGCTAAAGAAACGGGAGGTAACTTTTATAAAGAATTTAACAGAGCAAGACATACCGGAACTACACAATACAATAAAGACATACCCTTACACATTACCTTCGATTTCAACACAAACCCATACGTATCCTGCTCTATTTGGCAACTCATAGGAAACAAAGCAATTTGTATTGATGAAATAGCTGCAAAAAGCCCACACAATAGCCCAATAGGTGCCTGTAAACTATTCTTAGAAAGATACTTTGCCCACAAATCAGGATTATACGTATATGGCGATCCTGCTGGCAAAAGCGAAGATGGCAGAACAGAAAGGGGAGAAAACGCATTCAGGCTAATATCGTCAGCATTAGTAACTATGAGGCCTACTTTAAGAATACAATCTAAAGCCCCAGCTGTTAAAACCCGTAAAGATTGGATTAATGCCATATTCAAATATGAAGAACAAAACATGAGCATAATAATTTCAGATAAATGCACCAATCTAATCAGTGATCTATCATACCTAAAAGAAGCATCGGATGGCACCAAGCATAAGCAAAAAATAAGGGATAGCGAAACCGATGTACCTTACGAAAAATACGGACACTTTTCAGATGGAATGGACTACCTACTAACCACGGCATACGCTGGGAATTACGAAAAATTCCAATCTGGAGGCTTCTCCTTTATACCTAGATACGGTAAAAACATAAGAAAAAACATATAATAAATAAATCATTGAAAATCAATGCTTTAAAATTTTTATCTAAAATAATGTTCATTATTTATGCTTAAAGTTAAACTTTAGATAACATTTATAAAGTTTTGTATTTCAATTATTTATATATTTGCAATAGATATAAAACATTATAAATGTCTTACCTAATTCCAAAGGATTATTCCGTACTCATACAAGAGAAAAACATTCTTCAAATTATTAGTAATGATGAGAGTGTACGCAGTAGAGCGCAACTTGCAGGGGAAGCAGAAGCACAGAGTTATTTAAAGCAGAAATACGATATATCACAAGAATTTAAAAACACCAATCAATGGGATAAATCATTTATATACAAAGCGTCTGATAGGGTTTATGTGGATGCAAATCCTTATATACAAACTAACAACTACATCATAGGGAATTTTACGGTAAATGCAGGAAATTTTTATACGTGCACAACAAACACAACAGGCGTATTTAACCCATTACATTGGTTTCTAATAGCTCCTCAATACACAATGTATTACGCACAATATCCATATCTACCTTTTGAATACAATAAATTTTACAATGTAGGAGACGATGTATTTTGGAAAAACAGCATATACAAAGCAAAAATAGCTACACAGGTCATAAACCATAATGCAGCCCTACAATATGGTAAAATAGAAGATTTGCCATTGACAAACACTGCGCCAGACGATCCTAATGCGGGAACTGAATATTGGCAATTTATGAGCAATTATATCATTCCAGCAAATACAGACATTATAAATACAACTTACTGGACAAAAGGAGACAACAGAGACCCTCAAATGGTATTATACCTAACTGACATCGTACTATATCACCTACACACCCGAATAGCACCAATGAATATACCTGAAATAAGAGTAAAAAGATACGATAATGCAATAGATTGGCTAAAAATGTGTGCTGAAGGACATGTAACACCAAACCTACCATTATTACAGCCTAAACAAGGGAATAGGATTAGATATGGTGGTAATATCAAACTTATAAACATCTAACATGGCAAGCATATTAAAAAAAATATCAAACCTATTCCCATTATTCCCAACAAAAGAAATTGAATTAGCTGGCATAGGAACAAATAATGATAAGGATAAAAAGGAAAAAGAAAAAAACCTTAGCAACTATATAAGCAAAATAAAATTTGTTAGGGCAAGCGTAGATGTAAACGCATGGAAAGAAGCCATATCAGAAGCGGAAGATATGTACTTACCATTTAGGGTAAGTATGCAAAGAATATATCAGGATACCATACTAAACGGACATGTATATGCTTGCATGAATAGAAGGATAAACCTAACACTTTTAAAATCATTCAAACTATGCGATGAAAATGGAGAAGACACTGATTACAAAAAACTATTTCAAAAAAAATGGTTTTATGATTATTTATTCTATGCATTACAATCGCAAGCGTTTGGATACAGCTTAATATCATTAGGAGATTTGGTAAACGATGAGTTTCCTGAAATATCTGTTATTAGAAGACAAAACATTAGCCCAGATAGACTAGAAGTAGCTCAAAACATATACACGCCTATAGGAGAAAAGTTTTTAGAAGACCCTTATAAAGATTGGCATGTTTGGGTTCCAACCGCTTCAGAACTTGGTGTATCCACTTGCGGTTATGGTTATCTATACAAAGTAGCTAGGTATGAAATTATTTTAAAATACATATTAGCTTTTAATATGGATGCTGCCGAATTATTTGGTATGCCCATAAGAATAGGCACAACAAACAAAACCAACGAAGACGAAAGGGCATTATTTGAAAGGGCAGTAGCAACAATGGGAAGTGCAAATTATATAATAAAAGATGAATTAGATAAAATTGAATTACTAGAAAGAAATAATGGGTCAACAGGTGGACATGATATATACGAAAGCCTAGAAAAAAGAAGCCAACAATACATAAGTAAAATAATACTAGGACATGCAGATGCTATGGACAGCATACCAGGTAAATTAGGCAATAGCCAAGGAGAAGATAACCCCATACATAAAGCACTAAAAGATACGCAAACTACAGATTGCCATTTCATTAAACACAATATTAACAGTTGTTTAATTCCTAAAATGAGAGCATTGGGCATATCCATACCAGAAAATATATGTTTTGAGTTTGATAACGATGAAGAAAAAGAAGAGTTTAGAAAAAAACAAGACCAAAGCAACCAAGCTACAGCAAACATATTCAAAACCATTAAAGATGCTGGCGGAAAGCCTGATTGGGCTTATTTTTCAGAGAGAACAGGTATTAATGTTGAAGAAGCTCCAGAACCTGAACCAATAAAACCATTTATGCAAAATAAAGAGTTGAATGATAAGATTAAGAATAAGCTAAATAATATATATAAATAATATGGAAGATTATATAGACGATTTTAGAGAAGAAGAGTACATGTTACTAATGCTATTTATGAGCATGGGAATGACAGATGATCAATTAAAAATTATACGTGAAATGTATCTTAAGAATAAGGAATCTGAATTTCTTCCTATTTGTTTGAATTAAAATGAAATACACCGACCAGCAAATAGAAGACCTAATAGATGGAATATATGCAGGTAAAATAACTGTATATAACCTACCAGAAGACTTATATATAGCCATAGCAGATCATTTAAAAAAAGGGCTATATAAAGGATTTGGAGGAACCCTAATAGAATTTGGAGGAAAAAACTTAGAACTTTTAAAAGAACTAAGAGAAAATATTTACATTTTTAGTG